CTCTACCTGGTGCTTGTCACACCAGCGGTACAGCCTCTTGATGAAGTTTGTAAAATCCAGATCGGCCCGCTTCGTGTCGCCCGGCTCCGGCAAGTGTTCGTCGCTGTATGTTCCCGTCCAGGAGAAGTCCCCCTGTCCAAAGTTGGTGTTGACGAGCTGCACATGATACCGCTTTGCCCGGTTGTCGTTGTAGGTCTGTTGGGCCAGGGAGGAGGCTTCTTTTCTCTTTGCTCTCCGGCTGGCCCTGTGCTGGCTTACCGTCACCGGGTATAGATCGACTTCCATGTACGGCGCTGTGTCGTAGTCCTTGCCGCAGATATGCTTTTGTTCCCGGTAGTACATCTGGCCCACGACACTCACTCCCTCCAACTCGCCACCCCTGAGAGCAGCACACGCTTACGGCGTGTCCCTTAACTTAATGCTGATATACCAGCCCATTGTCGGCCCTCGCCGACATTGTTTTTTCCCGCCGCCACGGCAGGAACAGGATTTTTCTGCAACCGGCGAGGCCGCGCCGCCATGCGACGCGACCGTTTCCGGCTGTTAAATTGTCTCGTCCGGCGGCAGTTTCAGCAGCTCTTTGAGCTGTTTCCAGATGCGGAATTGCCGCTTGTCCACCCGCTCCACACCGTCCCTGATAAGGGACAGGCGGGCGATGATCTGGTCAGAATCCCGGCGGCGCTCCGCTTCGATCTGTCGCTCGATCTTGTTCCTGCCCGCCGTGCGGGCGATGGTAGTACGGTAGCTCACCGAGAGCGTCCGCCCGCTCAACAGGTGGACATCCAGAGAATACGGACAATCCCCGGTGCCTCTGTCCGTTGCGGCGATGTACTCCACCTGTTCCGCCGCGATGGTGTAATAGCCCTCAAAGTCGATCATGCTTCCACCAGCTTTGTGATCTCACGCCCGCAGGCGGGGCAGAAGTGCCAACCGTTTTCCGCCGGGCCGTCCGCCTCAAAGTTTTCGATGTGGCCGCACTTGGCGCACTTCCAGGCATCATGCTCCGGGTCAATGCAGATGTATTCCGTCATTCCGGTTCCTCCTCCGGCTTGCCGTGCTGGCAGTCCTTGCACTCCACATCCTCGTTGGGGTTATCGCAGGGCCGCTCCTCCCACTCCGGGCAATTACACTGGTATCTCATTCTTTTATCTCCCTTCCAATTCAAGTCGCGCGGCGGCCACTTCCAGCCAGTGCGCGTCGTTGTCTATCCCGATGTACTTCCTGCCCGCTCGCAGGCAGGCTTCTCCGATTGACCCGCTCCCCATGCAACAGTCGAGAACGGTTTGCCCCTCGTCCGTGTAGGTCAAGATCATTTGCTCGCACAGCCAAACCGGCTTTTGTGTCGGGTGCAGATTGGAGCGGCGTTTATCCGTCGGGCCTTTCAGCACATCCCTAGGGTATCTGTCCGTGCTGTCATAGCTGACATCGCCGTATTTCCCGTACATTTCCCCGTGTCTGCAGTTTCGCTTATGGCTGGCAGTGCTGACCTTTCGCTTGTGGCCGTGGGTCATTTGCGGGTTGTAGGTGGGCAGACGGTCATAAAAAATCAGGATATTTTCATGGGCTTTCATCGGCATTTTCCGCGCGTTCAAATGCCCGGTTGCTTCGGTTTTCTCCCATATCCATTCATACCTGAACTCTTTGAGGTTGCTTACCCCCAGCACCTTGTCAAACGGAGATTGTGCAAACAGCGCCTTTACGCCGCCTGGCTTCACGGCCCTGTTTGCCGCAGCCCAAAACGCGGCAAGGTCTATCGGCGTGTCCCACTTACAGTTGGTGGTGCCATACGGCAGATCGGTGAAAAGCATATCAACACTGCCCGGCGCAAGCTGCAGCATCGTTTCTACGCAGTCACCCAGCATAAGAATCGCGTTTTCTTCCATGCTGAACCTCTCATGCCGTGACTGCTTTTTCAAGCTGTTGCATGGTTTCGTATCGCTCCGTACACCATTCCGGCAGATTCGCCCGGACAAGGGCCGTCGCCATCGGCGGACACACAGCGTTTCCGCAGCGGGCAACCTGTTTTGTCTTGCCGTACTCGTTGCCCAGGTAGTCCCTGTCAATGATGTAATCAGGCGGAAATCCCATGGCGTTATAAAGCTCTCGCGGGGTCAGCATCCGCAGCATAATATCTGCGATGAAGTAATACACGCCGCCGATCTCCAGCAAAAGCACATCATCCTCAGCCAGAGAATAGCCGCAGTATTCATTGAGCAGATCGCGGATTTTCGGCCAGTGCATCAAATCTTTTCCGCCCGCTTTCACAAGACGGGTATGGCAGGCCGCGAACTCACCAGCGGATGCCGTGATCGTGCGCAACGGCTTTTTCGGGTCTTGCCCGATGTCCTGCCCCTTGAACTCGACGACATGGGCCGCCGTCAGGGCGTTGTGATCTATGGCCGTCACGGTTGGCACAGGCTCCGCCGCGCCCGCTCCGATCACCCCACCGTAATACTTGCTGATATGTGCGCATACAACGGCTTCCCGGTCATGGCTGGTAACGGTGTGCATCGGTTTTGTCACATCCAGCGGCGCCCCGTTCCCGAAATACTCTACAAGCTGGGCCGTGGTCAGACCGTAGCGGTTTGAAGTGTCCGCCGTCGGCAAGGGCGCTGTCATTCCGTTGGCCCGTACATTTTCGGTTTGCTCTGTGTGATACTGAATCATGTTCGCCGCCACGACACACGCTTCCTGCTTTGTTACGCCGGTTGGTGCCGGGTCGTTTACATCCCGAATCCGATCACCGCCGCCGGTCTGGCCGATGCTCATAAGGCTGGCCGACGCAAGGATTTGTCCCCCTGCGGTGCGTATTGTGTGTACCGGCTCTCCGGCATCCGCGCCCACGCTCCCGCCGGTATTACTGAATGTGAACGGTGCCATAACAGGCTCGCACAGGCCGCCGGTATATTTCCCGGTGACGGTGTTGACCGGCTCCGCCGCGCCCCTTGTGTGTCCGTCCCCTCCGTGGTTACACTCCACAATGAACGGCTCGCCACTGCGGATGGTGAACTTGTCCACACCGCGAATAACGCGGCGCATCGTATTCTTTGCCAGCGGTCGGACAGCGTTCACGCCGTACTTTTCCTTGATCTCCTGCTTTGTTTCAAACACGGAATAACACGGGATGCTCCAGTCGATGATCTCCGCCGCGCTTCTCCACGGAAGCAGTCGCCCGTTCTGTACCTCCTGACTGTCTCTCGGCGCGTGGGTGCGCTCCGGCCAGACGATGGGCCGCCCGTCACATCTGGCGATCAGGACAAACCGCTTTCGCGTGGTAGGTGCGCCCAGGTCTGCCGCCACAATCTCCCGATGCTCCACGCGGTAGCCCAGTGCAAGCAGTTGTTTCTTCCACTGTTGAAATGTTTGGCCCGCTTTTTTCTTGATCGGCTTTCCTTTGCGCACAGGCCCCCAGGTAACAAACTCCTCGACATTCTCCAGAATAATCACCCTTGGCCGTACAGTACCGGCCCAGCGCAGCACAATCCACGCAAGGCCGCGAATGTTTCTATCCACCAGCGCCGCGCCTTTTGCTTTGCTGAAATGCTTGCAGTCCGGGGAAAACCATGCAAGGCCGACCTTGCGCCCCCGGCAAACCTCCCTGGGGTCAACATCCCACACACTCGCCTGCAAATGCTCGGTGTACGGGTGGTTGGTTTTGTGCATCAAGATTGCGTCCGGGTCGTGGTTGATGGCGATAGCCACCGGGCGGCCCGTTGCCAGTTCCATTCCCGTTGAAGCACCACCGCCGCCGGCAAAATTGTCCACTATGATCTCGTCAAGAAAACTTAATTGACCGCGATAGCTATTGTCTTTCATAACTCCTCCACGGCCCGCTCCAGCCAATCCATGCACTTGTTTACAGCCTCGCCAGTGTAGGGCTGCACGGCTCTGTCCAGCCTGTCCGGGTCCGCGCCCATCTTGGCAAGCAGGATCGCCAGCTCCTCGGTGTCCATAACTTCCATCTTGTCAGCGTTGTTCCGTACTACCTCCGGTCAATGCACTTTCCGCGCACACTGGCAGGCTTTCCCGCCCGGATTTAACAGGTAGCCGGGGACGCTGCATCTATTGCACATTTTCATGTGTGTCACCCCTCAAAGTTCATTCTTCATCGTACCTTGTCGCGTAATCCCCGGCGGCATAAAGCTCGCATCGCTCCATGTCCGGCCGTCTCACGCAACTGCTATTCATCAGCTTCCCGTTTTCCACTCTTTGCGGCTGATAGCTCTTGGAGCGTACCACACGGGAGCAGTATCCATCCCCATCCTCTTTGTATCGGTCAAGGTGCTTGCATCCGTGGCAGTTCATGTCCCGCATCCTTTCCAACGGAAATTTTCGCACTGAAACGCCACCCCCTCCTTGTAACACATCTTCCCGCAGGCGGCGCAGTAGTCACCGCACAGATCGGCCAGAACCTCGTCCGCAACAGGATTGTCGATGCCATGCGCTTGCCGGACGCTCTCGATCTTCCCGAATACAGTGGTGATGTCCACCACCGCAGCGTCCCGCTCTTTGGTCAGCTTGGCCGTTGTCTGTTCCAGTTCGATCATGCGCTTGGTAACCACATCCCGCTCCCCTCGGGCGGCGGAAAGCACTTCGTTCATGTATTCCAGCGCGGCGGCAGCATCTTTACAGGCGCACCGCATTTCCCAGTCACTTCCAGTTCCCTGGTCATAGCCTGATACGGCATCATACAACCGGCTAATCAATTCTTCATACACGGCTTTATCCCATCCCTTTCAGGCTCCAGTCGATGGCTTGTCCGCACTGTCCACAAAAGCTGTTTCTGTTGCCGTCCTCGTTGTGGAGGTATTCGCCGCTCCCGCAGCGCTGGCAGGCCAGTATATTTCCGTCGCCGTCAGGGCAAGGGCGCAGCGGCACCAGCTTCCCCAGTGCATCCCGGCCCATCCGACAAGCCTCGTTCACCGTTTCAATGCCGTCGTAATGCTCCCGGTGTTCGGGGTCGAGGATTTCCCGCGCTCTTTCAATCAGCATCCGCGTTATCCTCCATCCCGATCTGCTCCGCTTCTTCCTCCGGCTCTGCGTCCTGCTCCGCCAGGGCAGCGGCGACCTCCGCCCGCCGCTTCTCCCGGTAGAACTGCTCCGTACAAAGCGCCTGGAACTCGGCCAGATCGGCCAAATACTCCTGTGTGATGATCTGCGTGGGCATGATCGCCGCCAGCACATCAAAGCCATTATGTAAAACCACATACCGCTGTCCTGCGGAGGTCTTGCGCACGGTGTAGGTGATGTACTCGCCGTTCTTGATCTCCTCGGCAAAAGGCGCGGTCAATGCTTCGTTGTAGAAGATGATCTCGCCGTCATTCGCACAGCGCAGGCCCGTGGCCCATACACCTTTATGGACGGCAAGCACTTTGATCTTCTCGGTTTTCTGCTCGCCCTCCTCAAACTCCGACAGATTCATGCCGAAAATATTGCGGATGCTCTCGGCATAGCTCTCTTTCAGGTAGACCTTTTCCCACGCCTTTTCGGTCATGTCCAGCACCGTTCTAACCTGATCTTCGCCCTCCATTTCCGGCAGCTCCGTCGCCCGGAATACCGCATTAGGCGTACCCAGCCAAATGCCGCTGCCCGCCACATGAATAACGGCACAGTAGCCGCAGCTCTTGACCAGTTTTACATATTTCGACAGCTTCATTTGGCCGTCCTCCTCATACAAATAGATACAGGATGCACAGCTTCAGCAGGGCCAGCGGTGCCACAGCGGCCAAAGCCACCCACAGCACAACAACGGCCACCGCCAACACCCCGGCGATTACGCCCAGCAGATCAGCGAAAAACTTCTTCATGCCGTTACCGCCTTTCGCCAACGGTAACATAGGCCGTCTGCCTTTTGTTCAGCTCCAAATCCACGGGAGCCTTGCAGGAAAGACAGGTGTGCGAGAAAGTTTCCGCCGTGATGTTGGTTTTGTAGCGGAAGGTCTTGCCACATTTGCAGTGCATGAACACCGGGCGCAGCTTCTCCAGCGGGGTTTCATACCCGCAGGAACACTTAAAGCCGTAGGTTTCCCGCTTCGCGCAGAACGCCTTGACCTCGCCGCACTCCTCGCACTTCACGATCAGAAATCCCTTGTAAGGCCCCTGGTCGTCGTCCGCCTGACTGGTATTCCAATCCTCCCGGCGGCCAAACATCCGCTCAACGCGGCTCCGGCGCTCCGGCTCGCGGCGGGGGGGAGTAGCGCCGATCTTGGGGCGGTTGTCCAGGCGGACACTCTCGCCGCTGGCGGTGTCCTCCAGAAACACGCCGCCGTCTTTTGCGTAGGCCCGCAGCGCTCCGCGCTGGCACAGCTCCCGCACATCCTGAATGTTAATATCCTCTCGCATTGGTTATCCTCCTCATTTGAATTTCTTAGATGCCGGGCAAGTTGCCCAGTGGGGAACAAAGGCGACTTCGCCCGTATTGGTTTCTGATGCCATGCCGATGATCGTGTCGCCCTCGTCCGTGATAAAGATGCCTTTTCCGTCGGTGCTGATGAAAACAGGCTCCGGGTCAACCGGCATCGCCTTTCCACTTTTCATCCGCACCCAGTCGATTTCCGCGCCGCAACCCTTACAGATGCTCATAGCGTCAACCTCCCGTGCTGCCAAAGCCGCCACGGTCACGGTTGCCCAGACTCTCCACCGGCTCAAAGGTTACGCGCGGTGCTTTCTCCACAAGGCGGAATTGACAGATGCGCGTACCCTTGGGAACTGTTGTACCCTCTTGCCGCAGGCAGATAGCGGGGAAGCCCCACACATCGCCGTCGCCGCAGTAGTCGTTTTCGATTACGCCCATGCTGTTCGCAAGCAACAGGCCCCACTTCCCAAAGGTAGAGGAGCGCGGAACGATGTGCGCATAGTAGCCATCGGGGATTTCAATAGAAACACCCAGGGAAATGATCTTGTATCCCAGAAATTCAAGGGTGGTTTCCTCTGCCGTACAAAGGTCAATCCATTCTCCGTGAACTTCCGGCAAGGGGTTCCCATGGGTGTTGATTCTCACATTCATATTCAGTTGCCTCCGCTTCTTCTGCAAAATTCTTTCGGTATTACCGTGGGACCGTCGCCCGGCTCTGCCCGCCACACTTCCGCGTCCAATATTTCCATCCAGTCGCAGCCCCAGTATTCCGCCGCGTTCAGAATAGCGGCAAAATTTGAATGATGTGGGACGATCACTTTGCCGTACTTCGGATGCACCACCCGCGCCCTGCCTTTTGCGTTCCAACGCTGTTCCCGCTCCCGTTCTCTCGCCCGTTGATAAATCTCCTCTCGTTCGCCGGTCATTTTCCCGCTTCTCCGGCATCCCGTAAGCGGCGCAGCCATTCCGCGTCTTTCTCCTGTCCGTAGAACGCATGGGCCAGCCACGCGCCGGATGCCATCATAGCAAGGCCGACAACGCCGACAATAATGATGTCCCCGATTTCAGAACATCCGCCAGAAGAAACAGTGACAACAAAGCCAGCCATTCCGACGAATCCTCCAATGGTTTCCCGCACCCTGTTCCACTGCCGGGCGCGGTGGGCCTCACGCTTGCGGCGCAGCTCTGCCCGCTTCCGGCGCTTGATCTCAGCGTTGTACTGCTCCACGGTGTAAAAATTGACTGATGTACGCCTCTCGGTTTCGATGATCTCACAGTATGCGGTTGCCATAGATAATCCTCTCTTTCGTGCTGGTGCCGGGTATCAACCGGCGTTTTCTGCTATGCTTCTTGCTGCCGCGCTCCGGCCCATCCGGCGGCGCTCATAAAGTCGCTGCTGGGCCAGCTCGGCGCTGTACCCGATGCGTCCGTTGCCGTCCATCTCCCCGGTGTCGCCTCGCTTCAATTCGTTGTACACGGTAGAACGATGGACTTTCAGCTTTGCCGCGATCTGCTCCGCGCCACATCCTTTGTTATAGAGGGCTTCCAACTCTTCGCGGTCTTTCAGGGTAAGATGCTTCTTGGTCAAGCCTTTTGTCCTCCTTTTCTGCTGGATTTTGGGCAAAAAAATAAATGCGGGAAAACTCTTGTCGAGTTCTCTCGCATTTATTCTAATAACTCAGCTCTTTTTCTTTGCCCATTAATCAACAAGTAGAATTTTTGTTATTCGTTTTTCATTATTAGCCGTCAGAATTATAGTCACAAGGAAAGGAGGCTATGCCATATGCCAAAAAAAGGCGAAAACATCTATAAAAGGAAAGACGGTAGATGGGAAGGACGATATATCAGGTCACGAACTGATACCGGGAAAATAGTATATGGGTATGTATATGCAAAATCATATCGTGAAGTCAAGACTAAGTTACGAGAAATCACCCATATATATAACCAGAAAACTTTTGTAACAGTTGCGACAAATCCATACTCATTTTCGAAAATCGCATTAGATTGGTTTGAAAGTGTCAAATCACAAGTTAAAGAATCTACACGGAATAAGTATCACAATATGCTTACTGACTATATACTCCCATCGTATGGGAATCAAACTTTGGACAGCATAACTTATGATTTTATAGAATCTCACTGTAACCTCCTGTTGGTATCAGGTGGAAAAAAGGGTAATGGATTATCAACAAAAACGGTGACAGATGTGTTGTCAGTAATTCGTAATATCTTGAAATTTGCAATTAGGAAAGGTATATATGTACCTTGCGATGGTAGTGCTGTTCAAGTAAAACGTACAGCTAATCCGATGAGGGTTTTTAGTAAAACTGAACAAGCGCAGCTTTGTAAATATATATTAGCAGAGCCTGAACCATGTAACATAGGTATTCTCGTATGTCTATTCACTGGATTGCGAATTGGTGAAATCTGTGCTTTACGATGGGAAGATGTATCCTTCTCTGATCAGACAATACACGTTCACCATACTCTGCAAAGGGTTCAAAATCAATCTGGTTGCGGAGCGAAAACAAAGATAGTTGTAACTACTCCCAAAAGTTCCTGTTCCATAAGAACCATCCCTATTCCTGATGAACTGATCAAGATGCTTGCTGCACACAAAAAGTCATCCGTTGGGTATTTGCTAACAAATGACGAACATAAGTTTGTGGAACCGAGAACTATGCAAAACAAATTTAAGAAGGCACTAAAATCAAGTGGCGTAGAATCTGCCAATTTTCATGCAACCCGTCATACATTTGCTACCAGATGTATTGAATTGGGATTTGATGTGAAAAGTCTTAGCGAAATTCTTGGTCACGCAACTGTCAATATCACAATGAACCGATATGTTCATCCTACCCTGGAGCTAAAGAAAGAAAATATGAAAAAACTTTCTTCTTTATTAACCGTCAAATAAAATCGTCAACACCGCCTAATAATGCTGATTTCTCAGTGTTTGGCGGTGTTTTTACTTGGAGTAAGATACTCTACGAATTTTTTTGTTTATAAGACCCGAAAATAGCTCTCAAGAGCGTTTCGGGTCTTTTCTTTTTCTATCATTTAATGCAAATTGCCTATAAAATTTTATCATATTGCACTTATAAATGCAACTTGCATTTATAGTTGGTTGTGGGATTTTGGGCATAATTTATAATAAAGATAAGATAGAAAAGCATGGAGGTGATTGAAATGCAACCGGAAATTGATTACGTTAAAATTGGTCAGCGTATAAAAGCTGCTCGACTTGAAAAGGGGTATAGCCAGGCGGATTTGGGTGCGTTGATTGGTTGCTCGAACAATCATATGAGCCATGTCGAAGTGGGACAGACGAAAGTTTCTCTGGCAATGCTTTTGAAATTAGCATTTGCTTTAGAAAAAGATTTCGATTTCTTTTTACTTGATACGCCTTATGCAAAGCGTGACAGTATAATCAATACAGAAATCGCTGAAAAGCTGAAAAAATGTAATGCAACTACATTGATAACAGTGAGCAAAATCATTGATGCTTTAATTGAGCAGCAGAACATGGTTATGGTCACTGCGGATGATTAAATAAAATTATATAATGACCGAGAGTTAGGGCAAAGTTGGCGAAAGCCTGCGACGCAAAGCTATAGGGCCTGTAAAATGGCAGCCAGTTGTTATGCTTTCGATGACAAACCCAAGCTGTCAGGCCATATCGTGTCTGGCAGCTTTGTGCATTTTATGGGAAAGGAGTACATTCTTATGTTTGAAAAGTTCAAACAAATATTAGGTGGCAGCAGCACCGCACAGCCTTCTACCGAAGAAGTAGAGCAACAACAATATATCCAGTACGCTGTGGAACTGGAGCAATCCCTGAGCAAACTGGAATCCTCCGTACATGAGAGTGACGATCCAGACCTGATTATGCAGAGTGTAATGAAAACCGCTTTGGAGTTCTATCAAGGTGACTGGATTGGCTTTCTTGAAGTGGATCTGGAGTTGGGATTGTGGACACCGACCCACTGGTACAATCCAAGACCCGATGATAAGACGTTACAACTCTTGCAGGAATTTGAATCTGCTGAGTTTTTGCATAGATGGGTAAAGGCAATGCACGACAATGACCCTATCATTGTTCGTGATGTGAATGAAGTAAAAAACGAGTACCCAGGTGAGTATGCAGTCTATCAAAGATTGTACTGCCAGAGTGTTTTGGCTGTTCCTGTGAAACCTCGTCCGATGGGTTTCCTTGTACTGAGAAATCCGCAGAAACATCTGGAACGAAGCAGTATGCTTCAGCTGCTCGCATTTGTGGTTCTCGCCTGTGTAAATGAGCAGAAGCTGATGCAGAGCATGAAGATGTCGGTTTCTCCTGAGAACATCGAACATGATACGGATGTCATCATCAATCTCTTTGGTAATCTGGAAATCTATACTTCCGGTGGTGTTCTTCGTGAATCTGATTTGAAATCGCCTATGTGTACCAGACTTCTGGCATATATGCTTCTCAACCGCAAGGTGACAATTCCTGCATGGGAAATTGCGGAAGCGATATGGCCTGAAGAAGCCGTTGATGCAGATAACCCAAGTAAGAACCTTCGAGCATTGGTGTTCCGTTTAAGACAGGCATTTGCCCTGATCTCGGAGTATCAGCTGATAGAAACAACGCCTAATGGCTACCGTTTCAATCCGAAGCTCCATATAATGACTGACCTCCAGTTGTTTGATAAGTATTGGGATGCAGCACAAACAACAGGCTCTACTACCGGCAAGGTGGAGATTCTGAAACGTGCTATGAACCTCTACAAAGGCAGAGTTCTTTTGTCTGCCGACTCTGAACATTGGATTATGCTGACTGCGGCAAATTATGAACTGCGCTACACCGGCGTTGTAAATGAGTTGCTGAAAACGCTGGAGGATGCGAAGGATTATCAAAACCTGCATAAGTACGCAGCACAATCTTTGGGTGCAGCTCCGGGCAATGTGAAAGCCTATTACTGGCTGATCGTCGCTATCTACAACATGGGTGCGGACGAAATGGTTTCCACCCAGCTGGAAATGGCAAAGGAATATCTGACCGATGAGGAATACTACGATTTGGTCAATGCACTAAAAGATGCGAAGATAACACCGCCTACAAACCGTTTCCGCAACGAAAAACTGACCATATAACAACCATATAACACCTGTGTGACGTTCATATAACGCCAATTTCGCCATATAACATTCATATAACACCGGAGGAATTTCCGTATAACGCAAAACGGCTGATTATAACAGCCGTATAACAATCTAAAATTTTCAAAGAACACCCGTCCGCTATGGTTTCAGGGCAAGAGCAAATTGCCTTAGAAATATAGTGTACGGGGGTTCTTATTTTGATACCACATAACCTACGGGGAGTGGTCGCTTTTGCGAGACATCGCATCAGCGGCTGCTCCCTTTTTTTATTTGCAACGGATTATCGGTGCCGCTCTCCTCCCGGCTTCTTGGAATTTTCATTTTTTGAATTTCAAGAAATCGGAGGAAACGTAAATGTATTACGACCCAAAAGAAAGCGGGAAAAGAATAGCCGCACTTAGAAAAGACAGAGGAATGACACAGGAACAACTCGCTGAAAAGCTGAACATCAGTTATAGCATGATGGCGAAAATCGAAATTGGAAACAAAGGCATTTCGATTGATCTGCTGATTGAGTTGATAGTTTTCTTTGATGTTTCAATGGAGTACATCATTTTGGGGCAGGAGCTTCATAAAGACAAGTTGAAATCTCAGTACGAACTTGCGAAAAAACAGCTCCTGGAGTTGGGTGAAATGCTTTAATTCAGGGCTATCACTCAGAGTGATAGTTTACCGAAGAATGTATCACCAATGGTCAATAAAAAGATGGGTGGAAAAAGACTACAATTTTCTCACAGCCAAAGAAAACGGCTGTGTGTTCCTTGAAAATTGAATACACATTCATCAGATACGTTCCTGTTGTCGGTGTGAAAGCATCAGCCACATCAGCGGTACGCCATGAGGTATTAGTTGTAGAAACAGAGCAAAGGTAAATTACGAACTGCTTCTGAACTGGTATGAGCGAGAAATGCCGGCTTGTAAATATTGGATTGCTCCCAATACGGCGATGAAAACAACAGGGTTAAAGATACTTCTCTACGGAGCTGGCGGAGAACCCGGCAGAGGTTAGATTCCTATGGAGCTGATTAGCAGTCAGCCGTTTGATGATTTCCCGATAAGATACTTCTTATCACCCAGGGGTGCCGAGGGCAAATATGGGGTTCAACATATTTTTTCGGAAGGGCTGTTTCTGTCTGTTTTCGGATGGGACAGCCCTTCGTACATACCCAATGAAAGGAGGTTCACCATTTATGATGAGAAAAAATTGGGTATATCGCCGTGGCGATATTTATTGTGCTGATCTGAACCCTGTAATTGGCTCTGAACAAGGTGGCACCCGTCCGGTGGTAGTGATCCAGAATGATACCGGAAATAAACACGCTCCAACTCTGATTGTGGCAACGGTCACAACGAAAATCAGGAAAAAAGAAAAGATGCCGACACATTATCTGATAAAAAACAATCCTGCTTTTTCTGAACCATCAGTTGTTATGTTGGAGCAGATTCGCACGATTGATAAAAGTCGTATCGAGAGTTACTTAGGGAAAGCATCCCGAAGTGAAATGACAGGAATTGATAAGGCTCTGCTTACCAGTATGGCATTGCAGTACCTTTGTGGAAATCTGTCGGATAATAACGACGCATTACCTACAAATCCTTAAGCATAATTCATTCAACGAAAGCGTAATCATGTGGTAAGGAAAATGAAGGTGGTGCATAACGTGAATTTGAAAAACATGAAGGATGTGGACATCCGTACCGTGGACAAATCTTCGTTATCCGAACTGCGTGACATTAAGATAAAGAAAACAGCAGCAAACCAGTTGGATGTCGAAGATCTGCATAGCCAGACCCCTAATTTCTACTGCTACCGTGTTGGAGATATTGTGGTCGGTTTCGATTATATGAACAACGGCAGGTCGGTGAATGACCTGTTTTCGCTGATGGTTCAGGCAAGCCTGTGACATCATTGAGCAAATCAAAAATGACCGGTATACTATAAGTGAACCTGTCATAATAGTGCTTACAGTGACAGGTCGGCTACCCCCCGACCTGTCATCACTTATAGTATCCCCCTTTGATAATACCCAAAGGAGTGGATGATTATGACGAAGAAACCTACTAAAAAGGTTTATCATGCCTCCATTTACCTGAGATTATCAAAGGAAGATGGGGATGTTACAACCGGCTCAAAAAATGAGAGCAACAGTATATCAAACCAGAAAAGTTTGATTATGGACTTCCTGAAGGACAAGCATGATATTCAGGTGGTCTCCATTCGTGAGGATGATGGTTATAGTGGTGTTGATTTCAACCGTCCGAGTTTTCAGCTGATGTTGGAGGATGTGAAGAAAGGCATCATCGACTGTATTATCGTCAAAGACCTTTCTCGATTTGGTCGTAACTATATCGAGGTTGGTCGCTATCTCGAAAAACTGTTCCCAATGTTGGGAGTCAGATTTATCGCTGTCAACGACAATTACGATAGTCTGAATGTTGATACGGCGCATGATATTGTGATGCCGTTCAAAAACCTAATTAACGACTCCTACTGCCGAGATCTCTCGGTTAAGATCAGGAGCCATCTGGCGGTCAAACGCAAGAATGGCGAGTTCATTGGAGCTTTCGCTTGCTACGGATATTTGAAAGACCCCGAAAACAAAAATCAGCTTATTATTGATACATACGCCGGTCCGGTGGTGCAGGATATATTCCGCATGAAGATCAATGGCTTTAGCCAATACAAAATTGCGGAAGTTCTGAACGAGCAAGGTATCCTGTCACCCATGGAATATAAACGCAGCATAGGTGTTCGTTTTGAAACTTCATTTAAGGTGAACCCTAAAGCTGTCTGGAGTGCCAAGGCAGTTTCCAGAATCTTGACCAATGAGGTCTATACCGGCGTATTAGTGCAAGGTAAGCAAACCACACCAAACCATAAAGTGAAAGTACGTCAGGCGGTTGAGGAAAAGGATTGGGTGAGAATTGAAAATGCTCATATCCCATTGATTGATCCTTGCCTGTTTGAAATCGTACAGACACTTTTGGAAAGGGACACACGCACTTCTCCTAAAGCTGACTCTGTGTTTCCTCTTTCGGGCTTACTGTATTGTGGAGACTGCGGACAGCCTATGGTCAGAAAAACAACGACATATTCTTTGAAAGGTGCTGGCGATTTTCCAACCCAAAAGTACGCTTATTTTGTTTGTCAGGGTCAAAGTACAGAAAAATCCTGTTCTTGGCATAGAATGAGAGAAAAGGAACTTTTGGATGCAGTTCTTCAAGCCGTAAACCATCATGTAAAAAATGTGTTGGATACAGAAAAGGCTTTGAGAGATATTGATACGGCTCCTTCGGTACAGTTTCTGATTCAGAAATATGAAGGGCATATAGAGAAGAAAGAAGCTGAATTGAAAAAAGCAGAAAAACTCAAGGTCGGCATCTATGAGGACTTGAAAGATGGTCTCTTGGACAAGCCTGAGTATCTGAAGCTAAAGCAGGAATTTGACAGCAGGATTCAGGATGCGACTGATGCAATCCGAAGTCTCCGCCAGGAAATACTTGCTTTGCAGGAAAACCATTCTCAGTATTATGCCTGGATGGATTATTTCAAAGAATTTGGAGAGTTGCAGGAGCTTACACGATGGGCTGCGGCAATCACAATCAACCGTATTCTCATATTTGAGGATAACCGCATCAAAATCGTGTTTAACTTTGAAGATGCTTTCATGCAGGCGCAGGAGCTTCTGAGAGGACTGGAAAGGAAGGAGGGTGTGTAAATGGCACGAAAGAAAAGATTAAATACAGCCGCCGTGCTGGGCGCAGAAAGCGTTATCGCACCGGCAATACCGGAAGAACCGGTTCAAGGATTCAGGACTGCTGCGTATGTCCGACTGTCTATGGAGGACAGCGGAAAAATTGATGGATACAGTCTGCAAAATCAAAAGGATCTGTTGATGACTTTCATCAACGACCATAGCGATCTGCATCTTTACAAGATGTATGTCGATAACGGCTATACCGGGACTCAGTTTGAACGACCTGCGTTTGATGAAATGATGCAGGATATGAAGTCCGGACTGATTAACTGTATTGTGGTAAAAGACCTTTCTCGTCTGGGTCGTAACTATTTGGAAGCAGGAAATTATCTGGAGCAGATTTTCCCGTTTTTCAAGGTGAGGTTCATATCCATCACGGATGGATACGACAGTATCTCCCCGGACTTCACAGATGAAGCCCTGATTATTCCTCTGAAAAATATCATCAACGAGGGATATGCAAAAGATATTTCTGTAAAGGTATCCTCTGCAATCGCAACCCGAAAGAGACAGGGAAAATTCATGGGCAAAGTTCCTCTGTATGGATACCTGAAAGACCCGGATGACAAAAACCATCTGGTCATTGACCCAGAAGCATCCATCATTGTTCAGAGAGTATTCCAGATGAAGTTGGATGGTGTTTCCCTTGGCTTGATCGCCAAGCAAATGAATGAGGAAGGTATTCCCTGCCCGTCTAAGTATTTTGTCCTGAAAGGACTTTCAAAGGAAACCAAATACCTCAACTCCTTCTGGGACAGGAACACTGCAAAAAGGATGCTGACCAACAGGATGTATCTTGGCTGTATCGTATATGGGAAATCAGTTCGTTCTTTTGCCAAGGGCATTAAGGAACATACAGTACCGGAGGAAAACTGGAAAATTGTTGAGGGAACCCATGAACCCCTTGTTACAGAGAAAGATTTCAACAGGGTTCAGGAACTGCTGGAAGAAAGCTCCCGTGAAGCAAAGAACCATGCCAGTTATGCCGAAGGTGATGTACCTAACCTGTTTCGTGGATTGATACGTTGTGCTGACTGTGGTGGTGCCATGCGAATGGGAAAATTCAGAAAGTCCAAGAAAGACAGCACAGCAGAATATCATTATTACGGTGTGTATGAATGTAGCAAACACAAGCTCATTTACGATTACTCCTGTCCTCAAAAGAGCGTCAGAAAGGACAGTTTGGATGCTGCGGTCGAAGAAGCAATACGCTATCATATCCGAATGTTCCTGGACTTAGAGAAAATCATTGCTGATCTAAACAAGAAAACATCAGTTAGAGAAGCTGCTGTCGGGTTGCAGGATTTAATAAGGAAGAAACAGCGCCGTATTGCCAAGATAGAGCAAATGTCTTGTGGCATCTATGAGGACTATCAGGAAGGTATTTTGAATGAAACAGAATATCTTACCTTGAGAAAAAGTTATGCCGATGAAGTTCTCACACTCACGAAGGAGATTGATGGGCTGTTGCAGGAACAGGCTCAGTACGATGAAAACTATCGTGCAGTCGGTTCGCTTTCAGAACTTGCACATCGGTACAGAGATTTTGAAGAATTAACCCGTGAAATCATCGAGACCTTTATTGCAGAAATCAAAGTACATACAGGCGGTAGGCTGAAAATCACTTTCCGTTTCGAGGATGAAATAGAAAAATTACAGCAGATTGCAGAAATGCGAAAGGGGGCGTAATCTATGAAAGACAAACCTTATGTTGTAGCTCTCTACACTCGAATGTCCAAGGAAGATGATGATGTGGGACTCTTTGGAAATAAAGAGGAAAGCAACAGCATTACCAATCAGCGTATGCTCCTGTATGACTATCTCAATACACATCCAGAATTTCAGGGATACGAGGTTATGGAGTTTTGTGATGATGGTTTCAGTGGAAAGCGTTTGGATCGTCCGCAGTTCAATGAAATGATGGATTGTGTGAGAACAGGCAAAATCAACTGTATCATTGTCAAAGACTTCTCCCGTTTTTGCAGAGACTATATTGAAATCGGAAATTACCTTGAACAGCTTTTTCCGTTCATGGGTATCCGTTTCATAGCTGTCACTGATAATTACGACAGCAAAGACGGTGGAAAGGAAACTGCCGGTCTGGAGGTTGCTTTTAAGAATTTTATCGCTGACTTCTACAGCCGTGATACTTCCAAGAAGCTCCGCAGTGTTCGTAGTGAGATGGCAAAAGAAGGTAAGTTTGCCAGTGCAAATGCTCCCTATGGCTATCTGAAATCTCCAGAGGACAAGCATAAATTGATCGTAGATGAAGAAGTCGCACCGGTTATCAGGAAAATCTTTCAGCTCAAGCTGGCAGGACTTTCAGCGATGAAGATTACCAAAATGCTGAATGAATCCGGTATCCCCTCTCCGGCACAGTATGCGCTCCAGAAAAAGCGTGGAATGGACTGGAGAAGAAAAAACAGTATTTCTGGTTGGGATTCCACCAAGGTAATTGCCATTCTGAAGGACGAAAGATATGCAGGTAATATGGTTTCTCTGAAACGAACCCTGAAGGGTATCTATGGGAAAGATACTCCTATTGATAAAGAAGATTGGGTAAGAGTTGAGAATACGCACGAAGCTATTGTATCCTATGAGGATTTTCTTCGTACTCAGGAAACCTTTAAGGTGTACCAGAAAGGTCAGCCAAAGGAGATCAACCGAACCAATGCTTTTGAGTGCGCTCATTGTGGTCGCAAGCTATCATACAGCCGAGACCGAAAAAAACTGATTTGCAGATATGGCGAAGTAAATCCCCAGGCTGTTTGTAGTAAAGCTGCTTATTCGGATTTGAAGCTGAGAGAAGCGGTTATGAGTGCTTTACAGTGGCATTTCGAGCAATTCTTGCATTGGGAGCAGTTGCGAAAGGTTCAGCAAGAAAAGGAAGAAGCCAATCTGGATACTTCCCTCTATGAAAGAAGTATTGCGAACCTTGAGAAAAGGAAAACTCGCCTTTATGAGAAATACCGTGAAGGTGATCTCACAAGAGACGAGTATATGGCACAGCGAAACGAGGTCAACGCAGAGGTCGAGGAACTGCAAAACAAAGTCCGGGCGATAGAAGCCAAACGGATGATGCAGAAAAATAACAATGCAAGAGTTGATCTTCTCTCCGAACTGGTTCATCAGTATAAGGATGCGAAAACGCTGACGAAGGAACTGGAACGGGTATTTGTTGAACAGGTTCTGGTGTATGATGCAGAGCATATCAAAATCAAATGGAAGTTTGACGATGTGTTCGCTGCATTGATGGGAAACGAGTAATCGCCTATCCGGTGATTGCTCAATCCCCAAATTTTTTGTTCCTTACTTGACACCAGCAGATTTGAGCGACCGGCTGCCCCAGTTCAACCGCACCCTGTATCTGCAGGTGAAGCTGATCTTGGAAGAGAATAAGGCCCAGCGGCATATACGCGGGGGCATTGCCACCAGGAAAAAATACAAAGGGGAATAGATTTTCGGTTCTGATTGCAATTTATCCGGGGCTGTGGTATCCTGAATCCATAAGAAAATAGCTGGCAAATGCCCGCTTGGCTCCCCCTTCAGGGGGGAGCTGGCACCGCCGAAGGCGGTGACTGAGGGGGGCATACCGAATCGATTTATACAGGAGGAACCGCCATGAGCCGTGCCGATGAAATTTTTATCCAGAACTGTAAGGATATCCTTACCAAGGGCATCTGGGACACCGACCGGGAGGTCCGCCCCCGCTGGGAGGACGGCGCACCCGCCCATACAGTAAAACTCTTCGGTGTGGTGAACCGCTACGACCTGCGGGAGGAGTTCCCCATCCTGACTGTGCGCAAGCAGTTCATCAAGTCCGCCGTGGACGAGCTGCTGTGGATCTGGCAGAAGAAGTCCAACCGCATCGCTGAGCTCAATAGCCACGTCTGGGACGCCTGGGCCGACGAGAACGGCACCATCGGCAAGGCCTATGGCTATCAGCTGTCCGTCAAGCACCGCTATCCCCAGGGAGAGATGGATCAGGTGGACAAGGTGCTGTGGGATCTGAAAAACGACCCCGCCTCCCGCCGCATCATCGCCCATATGTATAACCACCATGACCTGAACGAGATGGCTCTGTACCCCTGCGCCTACTCCATGACCTTCAACGTCAGCGGCAACACCCTGAACGCCATTTTGAACCAGCGCTCTCAGGATATGCTCACCGCCAACGGCTGGAACGTCATGCAGTACGCCACCCTGCTACACATGATCGCCCAGGCCACCGGCTTCGAGGCCGGCGAGCTGGTCCATGTCATTGCCGACTGCCACATCTACGACCGCCATATCCCCATGGTGGAGGAGATGCTGGAAAAGAAGCCCTTCGATGCCCCCAAGTTCATTCTGGATCCCAGCGTGAAGGACTTCTATGACTTTACCCCCGACAGCGTGAAGCTGGAGGGCTATCAGGCCCACCCCGTGCCCGGAAAAATTCCTGTTGCCGTGTAAGTGAGGAGTTATCATGATCGCAATTGTTGCAGTTGATAAAAACTGGGGCATCGGAAAGGGCGGCGAGCAGCTTATCTATATCCCCGGGGACTTAAAGCGCTTTAAAGACTTTACCACCGGGAACACCATCATTCTGGGCCGCAAGACCATGTATACCTTTCCGGGGAAGAAACCCCTGAAAAACCGCCGCAATCTCATCCTCTCCCGCAACCCTGACTTTGAGATCGAGGGAGGAGAGGTCTATCCCGAGCTGGAGAGCCTTATGGCCCACGTCACCGATCCGGACAACACCTATGTGGTGGGCGGAGCCATGGTGTACAATACCATGATCGGCCAGTGTGACCGTGCCTATGTCACCAAGATCGACGCAGAATATCCCGCCGACTGCTGGTTCCCCAACCTGGACGAAGACCCCGCCTGGGAAGTGGAGTGGGAAGGCGAGTGGCTGGAGCACGAGGGTGTAAGGTTCCGCTACGTCAATTACCGCAGAAAATAA